CACCGAGGACGACCTAAACATCGTCTCTGGTGCCTCAGCAGCCGGTGTAACTGCAGCCGAGTTCCAGTACCTCAACGGTGTCACCTCAGCCATCCAGACGCAGCTTACGAACCTCATGCCCTCTGGGGCCATCATCCTGTGGTCTGGAGCCTCTAACGCCATCCCTACGGGCTTTGTGTTGTGCGATGGTACCAACAGTACCCCTGATCTCCGCAATCGTTTTGTCGTTGGCGCAGGGGACACCTACGCCGTAGGAGACACCGGCGGTGCCGACAGTGTCACACTGACGACCTCTCAGATCCCAAGTCACAACCACAGTGCAACATCGACCTCGACTGTAAGCGATCCGGGCCACGCGCACTCATATACCGGTAGCAGTCCATCAGGTGGAACGGGCGACAGTTCGCGTCAAGCAGAACCTACAGGTAAAACAACTGGCAGCGCCACGACCGGCATCTCTGTGTCAACGTCCACAAGCATCAGTAACACTGGCGGCGGCGCCTCACATGAAAACCGCCCACCATACTATGCCCTTGCCTACATAATGAAAAGCTAATGACGCTAGTACCGCTTGACATACCCGCTGGCTTTTACAAAAACGGCACCGACTTGGAACAGTCTGGACGTTGGCGCGACGGATCATTGGTGCGTTGGCGCGATGGCAGCTTGCGTCCAATTGGCGGCTGGCAAGAGCGCAAGACGTCTTTTTGCACAAACCCCGTGCGCGGCATGCACGCATGGGAAAGTAATGACGGAACCGCGTGGCTTGTGGGTGGGTCACACGATCAGCTAATAGCCATGACGGGCAGCGGCACGACATACGATATTACGCCGACCGACTTGGCAGCGGGGCGTGAGGACGCAGAAGTTGAAACGGGTTACGGCTACGGCTTCTACGGACTTGGTTTTTACGGGACGCCCATTCAGCAACTGGCAACGGCAGTTCCAGCGGAGGCAACGACGTGGGCTTTAGACAACTGGGGCGAATATCTCGTCGGATGCCATTACGACGATGGGCGCTTGTTGGAGTGGCAGCTTGGCACCGGAAGCGACGCCGCTCCGATTACAAACGCGCCTACGGATAATTTGGGCTTGGTCGTAACGGAAGAGCGTTTTTTGTTTGCTTTGGGCGCTGGTGGCAATCCGCGCAAGGTCCAGTGGTGTGATCGTGAAAGCAATACAACATGGACTGCGGCTGCGACCAATGAGGCTGGCGATATTGAATTGCAGACTTCTGGTCAAATTATGCAAGCCATTCGGACACGCGGTCAAACCTTAATTATTACTGATACTGACGCACATACTGCTAGGTACTTAGGGCCGCCATATGTTTATGGTTTCGAGCGTGTCGGCACTTCATGCGGAGCAATATCGCGCAAATCCGCTTCCGATGTGGATATTGGTGTTTTTTGGATGGGTCAGCGTGGCTTCTTCAGATTTGACGGTAACAGTGTTCAAGAAATACCCTGTGACGTTCACGACTATGTATTTACTGACCTTAACCGTGCGCAACAGTCAAAAGTTTGGTCATTTGCAAATGGTCAGTTTGGAGAAATCTGGTGGTTTTATTGTTCAGCTGGCGCTACAGAAATTGATCGTTATGTAGCTTACGACTATAAGGAAAACCATTGGCTGATAGGCAGCTTGTCGCGCACGGCTGGCATTCAGAGAGGTGTGTTCCGTTACCCGTTTTTAGCTGGTCACAATGCAGACACAGATATTTATGAGCATGAGGTTGGGCTGAACGTGGACAGCGGTTCTGTTTTTGCAGAAACTGGCCCAATTAGCATTGGCGCTGGGGATCAGGTTGCAAAAGTTACGCAAATTTTGCCAGATGAAAAAACGCAAGGCGATGTAAATGTTTCCTTCAAGACGAGGTTTTATCCTAATGCTGCGGAAACCACGCATGGGCCTTATACCCCTGCAAACCCAACTTCTGTAAGGTTTACGGGGCGGCAATTGCGCATGAAGGTGGAGGGTGCGAAACTTGCTGATTGGCGCGTAGGCAACATGAGAATAGATATGGTTGCTGGGGGGCGCAGATAATGCCAAGCCCAATTCTGCCCCCAATTGGCCCTGACTTGCGTCAGTGGGGGCGCCAGCTTTCCGCGTATTTGCAGCGCAATCTTGCAAAATTGTCCATTAAAACTGCGGATGACAATCCATCTGAGGATGGGGTAATCCTTTGGGATCGCGCAAACAAATATCCCGTTGTTTCCAAAGATGGCGAGTTTCGACAGATCGTCCTAGAAGACGGGCATTATGATGGAACTGTAAGTACGAACCAAACTGCCGCCTCGGCTAATACGGCATATGCGCTAACTTTTTCTCCAGACATTTTTGATGGAATAGTAAACGGAACCCCTGCGTCACGACTTGTTGTTGATGAGGCTGGTCAATACTTTGTATCATTTTCTGCACAAATTGTGTCATCTTCTGCCTCGACCGTCACATTTTGGTTTTGGCCCCGTGTTAATGGTGTAGATGTTTCGAAAGCAACTATGAAAAATTCGTTACACAATAATGGTGCGGTTTTTATTACATCACGTTCCGCAATATTTCAACTGAACGCAGGCGATTACCTAGAAGCGATGTGGGCGGTTGATAGCACAGACGGTTCTTTGCAAGCCGCTGCGGCTACCGCGTTTGCTCCCGCTGCGCCTGCCGCAACCATTTCAATCGTAAGGCTTCACGGATGACTGCACATGTAGACATAAATCCGCTAAATCGTTGCCGTCCTTGGATAGAGGCTGCGTTAAAGCGATCTGGTCATTTAAATACTTGGGATGAAGTCGTTAAGGGAATACGCGATGGGCGAATGCAACTTTGGCCTGCAGAGCGGGGGTGCATTGTTACTGAAATAGTGGTATATCATCACACAAAGGCGTTGCATGTGTTTCTTGCAGGCGGTGAATTAGATGAAATTTTACAAATGACTGAAAATGTGAAAGAATGGGCAAAATTGCAAGGCTGTTCATTTGCGTCATTTGATGGTCGTTTTGGATGGCAGAAACCTTTAGAGAAAATGGGCTGGAAGCCTCACTCTATAACAATGCATTTGGAGTTTTAAAATGGGTGGAAGTAAGACTGTCCAAAAAAGCGAAGTACCCAGATATATAGAAGAGGCTGGGCAGTACGCGCTTGAAAGGTCAAAGCAAATCGACGCTCTTGGCAGGTTGCCATTTATGGGGCCAGAGGTTGCGGCGGTAAATCCATATGAGACGGCTCTTGCAAGGAATGTTGGGGGCATGGCTTCAGCATTTGGATTGGAAGCCCCTGCAGCGCTTGATATGGGCGGCATGCAAGCCGTTACGCAAGGCGGCTTAACAGGGTATAGTTCTTATCCATCTTATATTTCCTCAATGGAAAGATTGAGGGAAGCTCGCCCAGACCAGTATGAATACTTTGCTAAAATGACAGGTTTCGACCCAATTACAGGTGCTCGAATTGAGCAACCCGCCCCGACTATGCCCGACTATGTGCCCGCAGTTTCAAGGGCGCAAGACAATTCTAGGGCTGACAATTTTATGCCCGCAATGACGCAACCAAGGCTTTCAAGCAGATTAGACACAAAGGGTCAGATAGGAAAATACGCAACCCCTCCCTCTGGCTCCTTTTTAGATAAGTTAAAATCAGATATTAGCGCCGCAAGAGGTCAGGTAAAAAGTGACTTTGGTGGTTTATTTAGTGGGCTAAGGGGTAGGTAAAATGGGCACTTCAGCAGCAAATAGAATGCCAACCGTAACTGGAATGACAGTAGGCCAGCCAGCGCCTATGCCAGCAGCGCCAGCGCCTATGCCAGCAGCGCCGCAGCCGACCACTCCAAATGTTTTTCAGAGTTCTGCGCAGGCAATGCAGCAAGCTGGACAAACTTATGGTGGCTTATCTGGCTTTCAGCCAAACGTGCAACAGTACATGAACCCTTACACGCAAGATGTAATTGAGCGCACACAGCAAGATATTATGCGCCAGCAGCAAATGGCACAAAATCAGCTTGGGGCGCAGGCAGGCGCAGCGGGTGCTTTTGGCGGGTCGCGTCATGGCGTAGCTGAG